CCTGAGTTGAGTCAATTATATAGTTGCCTCCTCCTGACCCGTTATCGGCGGGATCGCCAATATCCATGAACTCGAAATCAGTGATATCAGAGGCCTTGTAAAAGGTCATGATGCCATTTCTAAGGCCAATGCGCGTTGCCTCAGGTTTATTGGCCCATGCATCAAAACCCCCAAGTGCAATCGTGAAAGGGTCAAGATTTGATGGCACTTGTCTTCCAAAACCAAAACCACCCTTGTAGAGCTCTTGAGCAGTATTGCTATACATCACGTTAAGCGCAGTGAAACGTAGCTTCTCAACAACTTGATTAAGCTGGTCAAACTGGGCAAGACTGAACTGCTTGAACCCAGGTTGCGCAGTGGCACCAATTGAAACTGTGCCATTTGTGATCGTTTGGTTAACAGCAGCAATGTGCAGATGGAAGAAATTAGCAATCGCAGGAGCATTCGCCAAAGCCACGGCCGTGTTCAACGGGAAAGTGCCAACACCACCAGCAGTAGAAGTAGCAGTAATGGTGTAATTGTACATCTCGTCATTGACCAAGGTTTGAATCGTGACGATTGTGGATGTGCTGGCAGGAAGACCAGAGATCTTAATGTACTTCAACTTGTCACAAAGGGTCCATCTGACGCCAGCACCACGCCCAGTGTTAACAACACCAGTGTAGAGCTTAGAGCCATGCTGGTTATTGCCAGAACTAAAGTTCCAAGCATCAAAGATATCGAGATCATTGCCATTCGCCATTGTTATGGTTGTGCTCCCGGTGTCAGTGACGCCGTTGTACTCCCATGTTCGAGCGACAGGGTCATAGTAAAGGAGAGTTCGATGGGGGTCGCGGAAAGCGAAAACCCAACTCTCTGCATTGCCGATTCCAAGTCCATCGATTGAATTGCCGTCTGTGGCAGTGAAGGGCATTGCATTAACCATGTAAGGATTTGCGACACCAACTGGTGTGGAATTGAATCCATCTTGGATGGCAAATGATTCGAACATGTTTGGACAGCAGAGCTTTTTAGCGAGCTGGGCGGCAGCTCGTCGTTCGGCAGTTGCTCCGGCGGCCATGGCGTTGATTTTGGCAACAACGCCTTTTCCAGCTCCTTTTGTGATTTGTCGGACTCGCTCACGAGTGACAATTCGTTGGGTGCGCTTAACCCGGTTTGGATGGGCCTTCTTCTCAGCGCGTTTGACTTGTTTCTTAACAAGCTTCTTGACATTCTTCACAGGGACGGTTTTAACCATTTCGCATTTTAAAAGCCACCCTTAGGTAGTGCACTTTTAGTAGGCTTTTCAGGAACGATACCTGATGCGATCTCTTCGTCCTCATCATCCGTACCAGGATCACTACCAGCATAAAGCACATTGGTAAGTGCAGTTGCAGTCCTAGCACGCACTTGCAACAATGCCTGAGCACGTGCAGTTAGCTGAGCAGCTTCGATGTCCAATTGCTGGATCCGCATTCGGAAGGCTAGCGCAACAAATCTAGGACCAGGCCAAAAAGGATTAGCAACGTGGTGCACGTTCCTAAAGAACTCGCACACCAATGAAACCAATTCGGTCACACCAATCTGGTTGTTTCTTGCGACATGTTCAGGTGGACGAAATAGGTCTGCATTGAACAGAACAAATTGCCTACCAGCGGTTGAAACAACAAAATACTTGCACCTAATTGCTGCTTGTATCATGGGATCAGTATGTGCTGACAACATGTCTAGCACCTCAGAAACTTTGAACCCTGGTGTTCTAGCCATTAAGATACTTCAACACGCTAGCATGGATTGCGCGCCCTTCTCTACCCAACCAAAAGTTTTTACACATTTCATGTGTTGGAACACTTATAAACCACTTGTCAAGATCTTCTCGCTCAATTGCGAGTTTCTCCTGCTTATCATACAACCAATGCGCATAGGCACGGATGTAGGTCTGGAGAGGCTCAGTCCAAGTAGCCTCAACCAGCAGAGCAATTGTTCGCATAAAGATCAATTCAGGCTCATTGTCTTTACTCTCTAAGTTCAACAAAGAACAGAGAACCTTGTTGGCGTTCACCTCGCCAACCCAGGTGCCAGTGCCTTTATCCCATCTAATTGTTTTACCCAACCAAACGTGTCCCTCCGGAGTGTCAGACTCAACATCCTTGTCCTTAGAGAGTTTGACACCAAGGAGTGCATATTCCTTTTCACGGTTTTCATACGTATAGAGGTGGGCATAGGTTTTTGAAATCTTTTCATTGTTGTCGTCACCGTACACCTTAAAACGGTAATTCCTTTTTATGATGGGGTAGGCCTTTTTCGCGGTACCTAAACCGCTAAGCTTTCTAAACATGACGTACTTCATCAAGATGTGTGCGATACTATTCAAGTACGTTGTGAGGACAGAACCAGATGGCATCCCAAATATCTTCAAAAAGACTTGGCCATTACTGGATAGAAGGTGTGTAAAAATGGTCTCATCAAAGTAGTAGTTTGTTCGATCCCACCACTCCTCCTCAGTCATCCCCTGTTTATCCCACAGGAAGTGGTAGAAGAGCTTTGACACCTGAAACCACAAGCGCCGAAGACGAGCGTCCCACTTGTCCGCATCCGATGACGTCATCTTGCCCGCAAGCTCAGCGAGCCAAGATACATAATGGTTGAGGCCACCATTCTGCAAAGACATACCAGGCCCAAATGGCTGGTCCACACGTTTAGCACCAATAGCTGAGAGCGCCTCATTCGATGCCTGATACATCGCAGCTGTACACATATGGTAATCAACAGGGGGGCACGAAATACCTCTTATTCCCTTTGTGACCTTTAACAACTCCACCTTGCCAAACTCTTTCCAAAGAGTAGGATACTTAACAAGGTGGGCGTTCTCCCAAAACCAATGTATGGTCTCGGGTGCCTCAGAAAGAACGTCTTGGCGCGTCTTGAGATCCATATCTTTGAACACGACCCCACTACTACCATCTGGATTTATGACCACATTTGCAAGGGGTTTTATTGGGCATTTTCCTTCAAGCTCACTGAAGTCACGTTTGAGATCCGACAGCGCAGCAAGTAGGAGTGCGTTGTCAATCAATGGTTCCTCATCAGGAAGATCATATTTCAACATTGCCTCAATGCTACCCTTGTGGGTATCGCGCCGCACATTGTAGAGCTTAAGATCGCACTTTCGCAGTCCCTCAGGAAGAGGATGTTCGGCAATATAATCATTAAAATAACGACAAGGGTGCCAGGGATTTTCATCTTTAGCAGGATTTCCCGCCCTATTCAAATTGAATATGTATCTCATTGAATTTCGACCTGTTGTTGGCGCCTGATAGACACCACGTATTGGTTCCCCTTCCCAATCCCACCACCGAAGGTAGTCGGGCACAGAGATCAACTCTGAGAAGGGGACTGCTAGTTTAAACGTTTGCGGATCTCTGGTGTCATCACGCCAAACCAATTGCGTTTGAGATCCTTGTCACCCTCGACATGAATTCCAACTAGATGCCACACACCAGGAGAAACCTCGGCGAAGATTGGTGAGCCACTAGCTCCGGGCCCTTGTGTCCCATAGTCAGCACGGATTCGACCAGATGATGTGCGCTGGTCAGTAACACCAGTGCTGACATAAGCCTCACGCTTATCATTTTTATCCATCATGGTCACGAAGGCAACCTTCCGGCGCTCATAAAGCTCATTAAGAGTTGTGTCAGAAGCCCAGGGTACAGACGATACAGCCTGAAAGGCTGGAGTTGTAGGCCACAAGAAGTAGCACATGTCATATCCCTCAACACCAACCGTCTTGATTATGGCATCACCAGCTGTGGTGACCAACTTCATATGAGGTTCAGATTGACCTTCTATTGCGTCATCATATGCATGTTTTGCAGACCAACCATACTTGCCCGCTCGAACAGCCCAACCTATGTGGACGTTTGCGAGATCTGTGATTTCAACAATTGCATTTGATAGACTGAATGGTGCAAAACCGTTCCGCGAAGCTGCCTCCTTCTGCTTGGGAGCGTCATCCACAATTGGCAACTTCTTGTCAAATTCATCTTTTGCATAAGCAACAAATGGTTGGTGTTTTTCAAACACATGGAGGTCAACCTTTGGGTCAGTCGAATACCATATCTTATCGGTTGAGTTTTCGCGTACTGGATAAAGATCAAATCGAAACTCGATCCAATCTTGCCTATTGGGTAGGCGATAAATAAAGCGGTACATCTGACCACGCTGCTGAATTTCACCACTCTTCTGATACAATGTGGTGACACCGCCTCGCACAACAAAAACATTCCACCGAGACCGCACACCTCTTGCCTTATCAGCACGAGAGACCTGGTTGAGCCCCACGATATCAAACTGCCGTGGTATCTCCGCATTTTCCACGGCTTGCGCAACAGTCTTTTGGGTGGACTCCTTCATAGGCTGCTTACCCTTTTCCTCATCACGGCGCAAGAGTACAGAATTGGGGGCAACGGGAATTTGTTGCTTCTTCTGTTGTGGCACTTGTTGTGGTTTTGGATCTGGTTGACCACGCAAGACGCTGAGCCACTTGCGGAACTTGCCATTATGATTCTGGGCATTCGGGAAAACGCCCTCACCAATCGGTTCAGTACTTATCTTCTTCGCCTCATCAATCAACGTTGGATGTTCAGCAAACAATTTGTTAAGCTGGACCATGATAGAATCTGTAATAAGGTTTTGTTGTTTCCAGTGTGCAGCCCACTCCTGTGGAGTACGTTGCCGTGACTCCTTTGAGACACGTGGTGGGTGCATAAACTTGCAATCCTTACGGGTGCAATGATCACTATACCTACACTTCCGCCTTTCTGGTTCAAAAGAAACCTTCTTAGCAGAAGTAGATTCCTTCTCCATCCCGAGTGGCGCAATGGACTCAATCAACTTTGTGACTTCCTGCATCTTGCGGGACTGTGACTCCATCTGGGATAGGTCTTTTGGTGGTGTAGCATCAAGCAACTCCATCCATTTTTCCACCAGCTTATTCTTTGGATCAAATTGAACTGGCTTCTCCAGGTGGTTCGCCCACTCTGGCAAATCATTTTTAACTGGAGGTGTGGGTTGACGAGGTTTCCCACTCTCATCTTCCTGCTTCTTGACCTCAAACTCCCATGGTTCTTCAACATAATCGAAGTCGTCGTCATATTCCTCAATATCACGATCATAGTATGCTGCATCAACAAGCTCATCACGCTCAACAACGACACCACCACGACCATTCGGGTAATCCCACGCACGTGTGATCGGATTCCATTTTCCTCCATCACCACGCCATAAACCCTCAGTCTTGGCCTTGCGGTCGAGGAATTCAAACCGTTTCTGTTTGTTTGACCCGAGACGCTCGCCGGCTTCAATTGCATCTTTGAAACCCATCCAAGTCTCATATTCATCGAGTTGCACTTTAGGAGCAGCCCGTGAGCGCTTCACATGGTTTCGCAACTGATCGCGAGTATTTCGCTTGCTCTCTTTTTCAGGCGGAGGAGGCCAGTTCCAGACAATGGCCTTTTCCTCAGGTAATGGGGGTACAAAGTCCAACTTATCATCAGGAACGGGCACAAGCTTGGTCTTCCCATCACGACCGGGAGTAGCATAGGCGAACATCTTACCCTGAATTAGTAGTCCTCTGGGTCTGATCGTAGGCTTGTGGTACCATTGGTACAATCGTGCACCAATCCACTCACCAAACATATAAGAAAGACCGGCAAATCCAGCAGCAACATAAGTTGTTGGATCCTTAAGCAATTTCCAAATAACAGAGAAGAACGTGCGAATTGTTCCCCACACGTAATTCAACACATTACGTAATGGACGCAAGACTTCCAACGCTGGATTGTTCTTAATTTGCTCCATATCAAAAAGTAGTAGATCCTGAAAATCGGAAACAACTTTGATCTTTGCAGACTCTTCCACACCTTGCAAACAGGGATACACACGCTTGAACTCGTTTGTACATCCCTTGTATTTCTCAATAAATGAGTTAATGTCAGGTGTTGAAGCGAGATCTTTCAATTGGTCACGGTACTTGGCGCGCTCCTGCAACTCAGCATTCCGCTTATCTTCCAGTGGCTTTCCACCAATTCGATCCAAGACATCCATGAAAGAGACCATGCCACGCACGAGATTTGTTAGATTCGCAGCAGCCTCCACACCAGATACAGTCAGTGCAACAGCACCTCCCGCAACTCCCAGTGCGGCAACCACATATTCCAACTTCTCAATGACATGGTGTTTCTTAGGCTTTGACTCCTGAACTCGACTAGGTTTCCAACCACGATACGCACCAATTAACATGGTGAGCACCATAGCAGCACTGGTGCCAACAGCTCGTGACACCACGTATTTCCTGATCGCGCCTTCAATGTCTTCATCACATCCTTCGCCTGAGATCTTATTCACAATGAAGTAAACAAGCTCAAATAGATCGATCTGCATATCAGCAGGGTCAGGCGATTTAGGGTTCGTAAAGACAGATTCCATGAACCACTCCGGTTGGAAGCCACAACGTTTGATCTTTGACTGAATGGTTGCATCAGCCAACTTCACCCCATCCTTCAATGGGAGTCGATCACGCTTCATCTTCCATGATTGGATAAACCGATCCAACAATATTGCCCTGCGGGCTGGCAACTCATATTGTGTCAAGTACGCATTCGACTCAAGCTCCTTGGCACCTGACCACTCAGTAAAGTTCTCAAGGAAATGCCATTGGTTTTGCAATTTCTCCTGATCTGCGTTCTTCGTTTCCGAGCTAAGAACATAGTCACGCACGCACGTACAATGCGCCACATGATTTCCCAAATTCCCGACCGCTTTTACGCGGTCTATTATTGATGTGGCTTTATTACAAAGCTCACAACGATTTTGGGTGGAAACTGCACAGATTGGATGCACATATAACACTTTTGGTTTTCCGCCCATCAAACGGAAAAGGGCTGTCTCCTTGGCATATCCCATCTTATTTGTGCAAACTGCACACCTTGGGACTGAGTTCTCCTCAACATCTGGATCAAACGCGAGGATCGCACAAGTAGAACAAAGGAAAATAGTTGGAGTATCACCAATGGGATTTTCCATAGCATAGCCATATTCGGTAAAATCATTATCAGAAAAAGTAATAGAGCACCGAGAACAGTGCCCATCACGCAGAATAGCAAAAGTAGGAGGCTTGCTGTGGTGTCGAAAAACCCACTGGTGTTCAGTAAGATCTAATTGCCCTGCAATCTGTCGATCAGCAGGCACAGTCCCACCAATAGCAACAATAGCGCCATCGCGCCTAAAATCATTGTCAGTTGTCTCCGGCTTCGCCGGAGCTGGTGCACTTTTGGGCAACAGACTCACCCTTTCGGTGGCTTGCGGCAAAAGACTTGCTTCGCGAGAGGATGATTTGGCGGCATCGGATTGCCCGCCAACCAATCCATTAGATCCAAGCATTGCTGTTCGCTCAACTTCGAGTTGTTTGGTAGCAGCGGGTAGAAGTCCAGGAAGTTCATTACGAGCTCCCATTCCACATCCCCTTTTGGGATCTACCTCTCGTTTATCATCCGTTCCAGTATTGTTCCGCTCAATAGGCTCAATGTTAAGCTTTGCAGCGGCAGGGGCTGGAACACCTCTGGCTCCTGATGGAGCAGGTATCTGGCCACTATTGGTGTCAGGTAGTAATACAACTGCACCGGCGGGGGCTCCACCGCTTTTGGGCTGCAAATGCGAATCATCTGTGGGCAATCTTGGGGCCAATGGGGCTTGTGCCTCTCTATGGCTATCACTGCGCAGATCGCTCCGTTCATGGTACAAAATCGGTCGCTCGTTGAGTCGCCGCATGTACATATTCGCCAATTGCTCCATATCTGGATCAACAGTAACCGTATCTGCGACAATCTCTGCCGCCAAGCGGTCTGCCTCTATTTCAGCTAACGTAGCATTTTGACGTGCTCGTAGTTGATCCTCCTCACGGATCATGTTTTGATACTCAGTATGAGACATACCGATGGTATTCGAAAACATACTCTCATCATCATGGGTAAAGCCACGAAGGGCCTCTTCCAAGTAATCT